TTAGACGTGTAAATATTGCCACCCAAACGTCAGGATTCTTAGCAGGATCAAATATAGCTGGATATCTTGATACACAAAGTGTAGGTACTATAACAATGAATACACCACAAACATTAAACTTATATTCTAATGCAATATATACTATGCTAAATTATCAAGGTGTTTCTACTATCCTACAGTTACCATTCTCCTCATATCCTTCAACAACGCTTACGCTTTCGAATGTAACCTCTAACACATCTCCTATATTAATCCAAAATGCTACAGGGCGCCAAATTACTGTGGCAGTTGATGGCGGTACAGTCATAAATTCGAATTTGAACTCTATATTGAATATATCTGATATAAAGACTCTCTATAACACTACTGGCACAACATATAGGCTTGTGTAAGAAACCTAAACCCCTACTCTCAACAGAAAAAAGATGGAAGAGATCCAGTCGTTAAGACTCCAGGGGAAGAATCATGCGGCGTGGGCTGCACTCCAAAAAATCAACGCAGACACAGCTGAGTGTGCATATGAACGAAGCATTCTTAGCTTTTACGTTGGAGTTCCGAGAGATCAGGCACTCCTTGACATTGTTCGTTCCTATTCGAAGTTCCGAAACATTGAGTATGCTAATATCTTTTACTACATCAGCCCCTTTTCTTCAACTAGGGCTCCCTTCCCTGTCACCCCAATCGACGACTTCCTTCCGACATCGACATCAATTCTCTCAGCCGGCAACCATTTTCTTCTTAACATCCGATACGTTAATTATAGGATCCAGGATAATGGGTCTTATCTTATGTCAGAAAACGGACTACTTAGCCCACATCATCATCTGAGAACAAGAAACTTCTTTTGCACAACCAAAGATTTTTATACATTTAGCCCCCTTCAAGAAATCTCACCCGACTGCCCCCCTCCACATGAGAGAAATATTCATGGCATTGAAGATATTCGCCTGTTTCGCAAGGGGTTAACTATATACTTTTCTGGAACCACATGTGAATACTCTCATAACGGCCTGATTCAAGAGATTCAAGGTGTATATGACACTGAAACCAAACGCCTTACCCACATGAGACCAATGTACTCTCCTAATAATAATCATGTTGAGAAGAACTGGATACCCTTTAACAGAGGTTACGAAGATGATTCAAGATTCATCTACTGCTGGCATCCTCTCACTATTGGACGGGTGACAGATGGCCACTTCCACAAGGAGACGATAGTAGATACACCATATATCTTTAGTCACGTGAGAGGTTCATCCACCCTTGTCTTTTTCAAGGGCTTCTTGTACACGATGGTCCACTGCGTTGTTGAAACATGCCCGAGAAACTATTACCACATGCTTGTCCGCCTCGACCCTACAACCTATCAGGTGAAGTATACAGTCCCCTATTACTTTGTAAAAAATCATATTGAGTACACTCTGGGTATGGTGATTATAGATAAGATGATAACGTGCATTGTCTCTCAAAATGATTGTGATCCCATTATTATTAGAATCCCGATGGATTCACTCCTATGGGTCTGATCGAGAGAGATACGCTAGACATGAGAGAGATACGCTAGACATCAGACCGCTACGCTAGACATCAGACCGCTACGCTAGACCAAGCATCTTATGCACTCGAGTCTGTGCCCTCGTCTTATACGAGTGGAATACGTAATACCCACCATGGGTCTTACGAAATCCATTTCTCTCATACCACGGAACCAGCTCCTTTCTCTCAGGGTACAGATGGATGCTGCTATTTGAGTCAAAGGTGTCCGTGACAAGCTCTAAGAGAAAGTTTGTTCCTATGCCAGAGCCACGATACTCTGGCTTCAGGGCGAAGTAGTCGATATACAGACTCTTACCCGATGAGCGATGGTAAGAGGCAATGACAAAGCCGATTAGCCCTTCGGCATTGAAGATCCCCATCGAGTTCTCCTTTGACCGAAACTCCCAGGAAATGAGGAAATCGTCTTCTGGTGTGTGAGGGAAGGTTGCAAGAAAGAGCTCCTCCACCTCAGGGAAATCCTTCTCAGTCAAACAACGAGGACGCATTTACTGTTTAGTAGGGGACTTCCCTGGGGGCAGGCGTCGTCATTCAATTTTTTTCGACTCCTACAGTACAATCCACTCAAAGGCGTTCTCTCGTATCGTGACCTTAGAAGGATTGGCATCCATCTGACTTACATAGAAGACATACCAGATATCAACCTTGCGAAAGGAGATACAATACTCCACGGAAGGGGAAAAGAAGATAAAGGGGAGGGAAACTCTCTTCGGCTTATATCCAGAATCCAGCTCCACCAGACAGTGATAGTACTTCCTCGGATTGGAGTACTCAACAAAATGCACAAGTACCATCCATCCCGTAGGTGTAGCGATAACGGCAGATCCACGGAAGAGCTGGAACAGGGGCGGCGTTTCGTGAGTAATCTGTAGGCGAAGATTATCTCCCTGTAGAGAGCCAATCCTCAGAGGCGACCAGTCGTAGATAAACATTCCTGTATCATGAAGAGGAATCCAATTCTTCTCACATGGCCTACCGTAGGGCGACCTAAGTACACGAAAGTCTTTGTAGGAACCACTTGCAGTGTCATATACCGCCTCCACCTGGGCCACTCGAGACCCATCATATTCACGCACAGATGTGGCAACGCAACGGAGAACACCAGAATCCCTGTAGACCCTCACATCTTCCAGGCCCTTGACAGCTGTAGAATACTTAGTGAGTGTAAGCGAGTCCGTACTCATTTTTTGCATACACACGCCCGTCTCTAGGTTCATATATGCATTCTGAGTATCTACTGGTCCCCCTCTCGTCTTATATTCTCCACCCTCCATCCAGTAATTAACAAAGCGCACATTTGCCATAGGGTAGTGATCAACCGAAATTGCTGAAGGAGTATAGCCTTCGAAGGGTAAATCCAGTCGCACTCTCTCGCTCCTATCAGCAATAGGCTTCATGTAATAGTGGAGATTTTGTAACACATTATCACGAAACTCTAAGGCCTTCATGAGGTATCGAAAAGAACTTCTCAGTCCTACTCGCTTATCATCGTGCGTATAGTATTCAACAATACTAGCCTCATAATCAAAGAGACCTCTATATACATTTGCCTCGATAAATAAGCAGTCAGAAGGAAAGGGTATATTCAGACCGATCTGGATATAGTGATATGCCTTATAATGCTCTCCCGTAGTGCGAAAGTGTTGCGCCAGCTTATATATAGACTCAGCTCTTTCTTTACGAAAGGCATACGCTCTTAGCATCCACGCCTCGCATTCAATCATATCTCCCATTCGCTTATACAAGTCTCCTACCGAGTAATAGGAGTACCACACTTCTTCAAACCAACCACCCTGTTCGATCCTTCTCTTATACATTACTATGGACTCTGGGATCATATTCAAACAACTGTAGGTCTGGGCGAGATAAAAGGTATAGCGAACATTTGTGGGATCAGCCTTCAGCCCAGCCTCCAGCAGGTCCCTATCACGAGTGAACTTATCAGCCTTACAGCCACCGTCATTCATATCGTCAATATAACAGACCTCCTTGTCTAGATGATCTGTAGGACCATCCCAATACTCGTGTGTAACGCCTAAGCACTTCCAATCATAATCCATACGGAGAAGACGTGCATTCATGTATTCAAGATTTCCATTCTTCTGTAGCGCCTTGTAACCTACGGCTCCCAGCGTCTTTTCTTTCAGCTTTCCGCAGACGAATACCATGTCTGCATCAACTAGAACACCATAGGTGGATGTGAGGTCCCAGCCACCTGTGCGACAGTACTCTTGGGCACGCTGGAAGGATACTGTGCGATTATAACCGAAGTTCTGCCATGGCTCCTCTGATATACAGCCTGGATGTGTCTCTAAGAATTTTTTAGCAATTGCGATAGAAGAATCTGTAGAACCTGTATCTAAGATACAGTACATATCAACGATTCCCTCCATGGATTTAAGGCATCGAAGAAGAATCTTCTCCTCATTCTTTATCATAAGAATAAGGCAAAGCTTCATTGATACGTATCTTTTCCCTATGGCCTTAGACCGTAGGTACCTATACCCGAGTTTTTACATAGTAATCGACCATGGAATAATACAGGTCCTCTATGCGTCTGTCAGTGACTTCTTCTTCATTATTTATACTCGAGAGAATTGACTTAATAGGTGCAGTAGAAAAGAGATCGACACCCGATGCCTTTGACGGTATATCTAAGAAAATCGTATGTGCGAACTCTGAACTGAGAACTGTATAGGTATGGTGGTTAAGAGGATTTGCAAAGAAGTACATGGAGGGAATAGAGTTCTTTGTTGTTACGGATCCGAGCATAGACAGAGGCCAAGGGAGATGTCCCTTGAATTTATGTAAGAGAACTAAGATTCCAGTAGTAAGAAGCACAGAGAAAGGCTGTGTAAAAAAGATGGTAACTAGTTCAGACGAACCATAACTTGTTAAGATACCGTCTCCCACAGAGGATGGATGGGATGCTGCAAAGAGAAGAAGATACTGAAGACACCAGGCTATCCAGCCAAAGGTGGCGAGGAGGAAGACCCATCCATGCAGGGTATGGCAGGGTAAAATATCCCATAAGGCTCCGTAGGTGTAGAACTTAGGATACTCCTTCTGTACACAGGCTGCCAACTCCTTTAGCACTACTGATCTTTCTTTTACAACTTCTTCCTTGGCCTCTATCTTAGGTGGAAATATCCAGCGGAGAACACGAAAGATAATTCCTTCTTCTTCATTCGCTTCTCCTGTTATATCTTCTTGGTCAACCGATTGTACGTTCGCAGACTTGTCTGCCTTTTCTGCCTTATCTTCCTTTTCTGTCTTATCTTTCTTATCTTCCCTGAACAGGGGCTCTGCTATCTCTTCAAACTCTACTCGTCTCATGTATTCATCATATAACATGGGAAACTGGTACTGAAACTCTATTAATCCTACCTTATTCATACACTGGAGCCCGATGCGAACACAGGGTATAGTTACAAGAGAAGTAAGAAGAGATAAGAGAATTATTTCAGAGGTGTTTAGTCCATCCTTCGATCCGAAGGAGAATCCATAGAGAAAGGCAGTGACAAAGAGAGAATGAAACTGCATGAGGATCAGGAAAAGCATACGAAAGGAACGACTTAGCCTAGGATCATAACGCAGGAAACTCTGGAAATAAGAATGCTGAACACACATACGGCGACAAGGATTGAACTGGGGTATTACTTCGTGGCCCTTTGTTCCGAGAGCACAGTATCTCTGGAGAGAGGATAAATTATTGTATCGATATATGGGAGTAAGAGGAGTTCGTTCAAGTATGGGCTTGAACTTCTTATTTTTCATGAGCCAATCCACGTAGAGCCGTCGTATAGGAAAGTCTAGCCATGTTCCAATGGTGAAGAGAAATATCGTTAGTAGGGCAAGGGAACCAAAGATACCATACCATTTTGCATATACTACGAGACCCTCCTCTGAATATACAGAGGAGGCAATGGCAAATACTTTCGCATTCTCTGATGCAATACCCTGCAGGCGCACACTGAAATCAGTCATATGGGTGCAATGACAGAGGATATCTTTCCCAACAACCTCTTTAACACAGCCATCAGAACTCCAGGTCGAGCGACTCTTATTCCAGTATACACAATCGACAGGGGGGCAGGTATATGTCTGTACAGGGCAAGAGACATTAGTAAAGAAGGACCCACATGGAACGGTCCATATTGATCCATGCCGTGTAATATTTGGAGCCGATTCGAAGACAGATGACTTATTTAACAGAACAATCCCCTGGTCGCAGAAGAAGGTGTATACAGTGGGTTCAACCGTCCATTTTGTGGTAAAGGGAGTGCTAAGAGAATGGATAGAGAGCTCGGTTGCATTTTGACTGAAAGCGGAGACTGACATCACTGGGTTAGAAGATTGATCATAGGGATTAGTTGTCCATTGAATTGTGCTTGCAAAAGAACCGGAAGGAAGGTCTAGGGATGGTAGAGTAAGTCGTGGAAGGACAAGAGGTTCTGGGCTTAGTGTCTTACTTTCGAGAGCAAAGGCTGCCGTCTGAATGGCGAAGGATCCGTTTCCTTTTTGTAGGGCGGCACTGGTGAGGGTATTTAGGGCACCTTTAATTTCCAAGGGACTGAATGCTGAGAATGACACGAAGAGAGACGACAGCCCATCTAGCGACATATGGGTGAGATCAGGGAGGGTTGGAATGGAGCCTGGTATTTGTGTAGCTGTTGCTGTGGGGCTAGGTATTGGTGTTGGAGAATAAGTAAACGACATACTTCTTGAAGGCGAGATAGAATATGTGGGCTTTCCCGTTGGGCTCGGCGTGAAAGAAGGGCGGGTTGTTCTCGTGCCTGTATATGCCTGCGTTCTAGAATTAGATACCGTTACTGTCGAAGATCCTGTAGTAGAGCTAGTACTAGACTCACTCACGGATCCCGAACCGCTCACTGACACTGAAGCACTCGCAGAGCCTGAACCACTCGCAGAGCCTGAACCACTCAGTGACCCTGAGCCACTCACAGAGCCTGAACCACTCACAGAGCCAGAACCACTTGCCGATCCAGAACCGCTCGCAGAGCCTGACCCACTCGCAGAGCCTGAACCACTCGCAGAGCCTGAGCCACTCGAAGAGCCAGAACCAGTAAGAGATCCTGTTTCAGAACCACTTGATGAGAATGCAGCAGTTATAGAGCCACGAATAGTGCTACCTGTGCTGGCCGTAACACTCACGGTGCTGCTTGTTGATCTAGTTATAGTGGCACATACACTGGAAGTGATCGTACGAGTGACCGATGCCGTTCCAGTTGAACATCCAGTACGACTCACTGATCGTGTTAGAGTTCCAGATCCAGAACGAGACGGAGAAGCAGACACAGACCCTGTAACAGAATCACTTACGGTCAGAGGAGAAGCCGATGGACTTAGGGTCTCTGAAGGAGAGCTGCTTATACTGAGTGAACCTGACACTGAATCGCTCTTACTGCCAGATCCGGTTACACTCGTACTATAAGTGGCGCTCTCTGATGTACTGCCAGACCCTGTTACACTCGTACTATAAGTGGCGCTCTCTGATGTACTGCCAGAACCACTTAGTGTAATAGATGCACTACTACACTGGGATCCTGTCGATGTGCCTGAAGTTAAACCTGATTGACTTGGTGTACGTGTCATATTATGTGTGCTAGTAATCAAGCTACTCCCTGAAGGTGACAGTGAAGGTATTGAAGGCGATGGCCTCGCTGTTCCCGAAGATGTAGATGAAGCGCCCCCCGAACGTGTAGCCACAGGTGTCGACGTTGGAATATAGGATACAATCGACATTGTAATTCCTGATGATTCTGTATCACTGTCTGAGGAAAAGGCAATCGTTGCAGGAGCTACAACCACTTGGGGAGAGGGAACTACTGATCCAGAGCCAGTAAAGACATTTCCTGAAGATGTTCCTATACGTAGGAAATCACAACACCCTTCCGTTGAAAAGCCGGCAAAGGTAACTAGAATATATCCTGTAGGACTGGAAATTGTTTGTTTACAGCTTAAATCTGATAAATAGCTTACAGCTGTATTTGTTTGAAGAGTAGTAGTACTTACACTTGCTGTAAATGACCCTGATGGACAAATTAAGATAGCTGTAGCCGATGCGACCAGAAATAGGAGCTGTCGCATCACTACTCCTTCGGATGAAATCATTTATTGAAGTACCTCCGTAGGTAGAATGCAAGGAGAGTTCGAAAAGGCTAATCCGGCCGACGAGATTATTCCAGGAATCTGGATAGGCAGTCATAAGGCAGCTCTTAATCAACATTGGCTGAGTGAACATCGTATTGCCTGTGTGTTTAACTGTACAAAAGACATTGCCTTTCATCCCTCTATTGCAAATAAGTACCGTATACCGGTGGATGACAATCTCAAGGAGGAAGAAATACGCAACCTCGAGCTCTGGGCATATGAGATAGTGTATAAGATGATTAATGAATACAAGAAGGGCCAGCCCATCCTAGTCCACTGTGCCGCTGGAATGCAGAGATCGGCCGCCTCTGTAGCAATGTTCTTAATTACTCTCAAGAATATGAAGCCACAAGAAGCAGTCAACTATATTCGGTCAAGACGTCCTATCGCATTTCGTCCGGCAGTTAATTTTGAAAAAGCAATTGAAGGCTTCTATAACTCATACAAGGCTGATGGGAATAGGCAGATGATTGGTTGATCTCTCCACTCTTAGTAGATGTCCGCCGCAGGACCCTTCTATTCAACCGTAACTCGGATAAAAGATTATGAATCAGATACTAAGGTGAATCTGGTAACCCTTCCAGCGGGAACGGTTCTATTCAGAGGAATTCGGCTTCCCACGGAAAATTCTCTCTCCTTTTACACGGATTTCCTCGGTGTCCCCTCGGTTATGGGCGGTTCGCCTACCATGTGTCTGAAGCCAACCCACAATGTCTTCTTTTACGCCCAGCCCCTCGTCTGCTTTGGTGCCCACAATGTTGGCCCTCTGTTCGACGCTGTCCAGGTGGTTGTCTTAGTGAAGGATGTGAATGTGATTTGCATGATTCGTCCTTCACCGATGGTTCGTGGCGAGGGAAAGCGTTACAGTGGAGACTCTCCCATCCAGCGGTGCTCGAACTTCAAGGAGTCGTGTGTAGAACTCACTGAGGAATCTATTAAACAACTGTCTTATGATAACTGCCTCTCGCCGGCCTATCAGAGACGTTCTGGTACTCGTGGATGGATGGCCATTGCGAATCTTGATTCTATTGAACCGAAGTTAGAGGATGAGCAGGTTGACCTGAAGCCGACGATGGGCCCGTACTTAAAGGGGCTTGACCGTAGGCAGCCTGGTGTGGGGAGCCTTCTCGCTGCGTCTCTCTATGTGGATGCAACGAAGACTGAGAAAGGGGCGCTGCCTCGTGCGGGATTTCCCGAGATTGTTCTATACCCCTATGCGACTGCACCTGAGGATACGAGCCTTCACCAGATATGTTCTACGGATATGCAGGCTATGGCTCTGATTGCCAAGCAGGCGAAGAGAGATAATCTCTTATACCTTCCTCTTGCTACAATTACTGCAAAAGGTGCGGTGGATATGATTAGTGGACACTTCTCCTTTGACAGAATACGTACGGGAGGCAACCCTTTGCCTGCCCAGGGCGGGCAGCGCGCAGTTGAAGAGAATGTTACACGGTACCTGAATAATGTAATGCGCTATGGCCTGCGTCTCCCCTTTTACGGGGGTGGGGCAATGTCCTTTGATATGCGTACTGGGTTCTATGTTATGCCGCAGGTTACGGCCCCCACCTACAAGAGCAATATTTTACCGATTGATAGCAATGGGGTGCCAGCGAAGAGAAAGGACATTCAAGCCTCCCTGAGAAAGTATTTAATCAAGGCAAGGATGTATTCAGATGGGGATAGGGAGAAGATTTCTCTTCCGACAGGCTCTGTATCGAATGCCTTCATCTTCAGCCGCCCGATCTTACTGACTCCTATATTTAAGGCGATTGGACTTGGTATACCGCCTGATTTCTATCAGTATATGAAGGAGTTGAGGGATGAATACCAGGCTAAGAAGCCACAGGCACCTCTGACCATTCGGGCCCCTTTAGTGGCTGCTGCCCCTGTAGCCCAAGAAGGTCGCACGCCCGAGTTTGGTGGTACTCCTGCATTCCGTGTAAATAATACAGGTCCCCAGACCCCCGCATACGGCCCAGGAACCCCTGTTCCCCAGGCTCCAGCCAGTCCCGCATTTCGTGTTAATGAGAGTCCAAAAGAGATAAACGCAAAGGTCCAGGCCCTCATTGACCAAGGTGTTACAAAGGACAATGTAATGGGCGGATACGGTAAACCCTATAATCCGCATGGATTAACTGCAGAACAGCAAGCTGCGTTCTTTGCTGTAGCACCAAGGGGTGGCACGAGGTCTAGGTCGAAGGCTACAAAAGCAAAAAGGTCAACAGCCAGGAAGTCGAAAGATCCCCTGAAGCGGTACGCTAAACACTTTAGCAGTCTATGGAAGGTATTTGCGAAAGGAAAGATGTAACCCAAGTAGAATGGCAACCGAAAGAAAGTACAAACTTACTTCTATGGGTGTAATGAAATGGGCCGAACATGAATTAAGACATGTTGGGCGCATTGTCTCTGTTGAAGACCCCGATATCCAGTATTCGTATGCCATGAGTACCCTATATGGGATGCTTCACTTAAAGAAGGCACTTACCGAGATGGTAAATGACTCTGCTTACTCGGTGCAGAGGGAGGATCTTCAGCGCACACTCGATCAGGTAGTGCGTGCCATTAAACACTTAATCAAGGATTTTTCTCTTGACCTAAATGCAATCCAGGCCTTTAATACGAAAAAGATTCTGGGGGATCTGGCAAATGTGCGACCGGCACCATCTCCCAATCAAATCCAGCAAAATCTCACACGTAGTTTAACAAATAACGCAAAAAGGGCTGCGAATAATGCTGCAAAAAAGGCAGCGAATAATGCTACCAGAAAGCTAGCGAATAATGCTACCAGAAAGCTAGCGAATAATGCTGCAAAAAAGAAGAGCAATAGTGGTGTTCTTGGGCTAGGATTCTTAGGCTTATGAGTCTATGAGTTCCAGACGACCTGACCCGTACCTAGCGTACGCCCCTTTCCTGAGAAGGGGATAACTCCTCTAGGACCTGAAGGAGGGGGGAGTACAGGAGCCGTTTCGGGCAGAAAGGAGAAGTTCTCATCTGTGCCTCCTAGGCCCTCGAGAGGAGGAGTCATAGGTTCATGTACAGGTGGCGGCTCATGTACAGGCGGCGGCTCATCTACAGGCGGCTCATCTACAGGCGGGTCCATAAGCACATCAATCTCAATATCTTCTCCGTCGAGGAAGAGGAATTCGTCAGCCGGCTCGGCTGACTCTAGGATAAGCACAACAGAGTCAAGGACTGGTACTGGAAGTATCTGTCCTTGCTTAATAACACCCAACTGAGATAAGGGCTCCTCTAGCACATCCCTTACATCTAACCAGTCAGGAAGAGGTTCCAGGCTCTTAAAGGTCAGCTTCTTCGCCGAAGTCATCCCTTCACATGCCTGAAAGTGGACAATGATCTCCTCGCCTGGAACGAGGCCCGTGGACTCGATAAACCACTGAGGAAGCTCTAAGCGCATCCCAGTTGTCCCATCTGGACTTCCCAGGGCAATCCTGTGCTCTTCACCGCCAACCTTAAATGTCGCAATCCATCTCATGCTATCACCCAACCGTTGGATAAGGGTATTGCTTGGCACCGCAGACCACGAGGAATCACTCGTCTTTGTATGAATGGCCACATGATACATTGCTCGGACTTTTTCCCAAAGTCAAATGTTAGTCAATTTTTAGATGGAGGCAGTGCGTGTCTCCCCTTCCATAGCTGATCTGTCACCCAGACTAATACCAGGTTCCTTACAATCTGTTGAACAAGCAGTAAAACGAGAAATCCAAGCGATCGATGAAGCCATCTCTAACACAACCCTCAGTCAGAGTCAAAAACGAATCTTACAGTTGCGGGTAAATGGCCTCTTACGTGAATATGGTTTTCGTACCCGTATATATTCTATAAGCTTTCATAGTCTCCGTATAACGACCACGGTGGGATCCTTAATTGTCCCTGCCCTCCTGTCAGCCCAGTATGTGAATGGAAATGTGACAACGGACACGGCAAATATAGGGGTACAAGTGTATTGGTCAGTCTGGGTAATCTCTCTCTTTGTCACCATCTGCAATGGTCTTATGAATCTCATGAAGATAGATAAAAAGTACTACATGTTGCACACCTGCTATCAGCACATTATTAGCGAGGTCTGGCAGTATGTACAGCTCTCAGGAAAGTTCAGTGGACAGTATACCCCAGGCCAGGAGGCAACACATACAAATCAATATATTTATATTTGCAGCATTCTTGAAAAAATACGGATGAAGCATATCGAGGAAGAATATTATAAGGTTACCGAGCAAAATGCTACAGGTGCGTCGGATTCGCTAGTCCCTCCTACGCCTCTGAGAGAATTATCTGTACCACCTGTAAATGGGTCCTCTGCGGGCACCTTTCCAGGCGGAACAACCCTTAGAAGGATCCCTGAGGCAGGAGCAGAGCAACCCTCTAGATGACCTAGAACCTCTTGTTATTATTGAAAATGGCAATGCTCTATGTCAGTATGATAAGTGTCCAAGATCCCCGCACGCAAAAGAAGCCTTTTGCAAGGACCATATCGAGCCTGGTGAAGCTAGACTTAAGGCATCCCTAAATGGATTTGAGCCTCCTTATAGACCCGACTGGTGGAATCGACCTGGGTATCAATCTGTACATAATTGTTTCGCTTATGCATTAAATATACTATCCCATCTCCTCGCAGAGAAATGTAAAAATCATAATATATGTAACACTCATCAACCAGGGGAAGCATCAGATTGGACTCCCATGGATGAAAAATCATGCCCTAATTTAATTGCTCGTCTATATGGCGACGGAAAGTATTCGTCTATGGGTAAGTATACAGAGGGCCAATATATCCCTGTAAAATACGACGAACGTTGCCCCCAAGGAACATCAAAGATTGCTTTTATTATTGATACTAAGCGTGACTATCATGTTCTTGTTCAGAATAATAAGGAATCAGATGGCTATTTTTCCCACAAGGGAGGTCAAGGACCTGCGACAGATAAGGATGCACAGGGACATAGGATTGCTGATATCCGTAGGGCAAACTTTAATTATTCGAACAAGCCTGATAAGCTCAACTATACACACTTTTGCGGATATTTCTGTATTTCTAGATCGATTGTCCATGCAGCCGTTCCTAAGGGAGGACGGCGCTCCAGCGGTAGCTCCAGCGACGGCGCAAGCAGTCGCTTCAGAAAAACGAGGCGGGTAACTTTTCGGCTGCCTTTGTCTCAGAGGCGCCAACCTTCTCTGGCGCTAGTGCGTCCGAGGAAAAATAAGACAAGGCTTCTTCGGAAGAGAAACGGCAAGTAGGGTGGGGCTCAAGGCAACCACGCAGCACAGTAGTAATCAGGGTCTGGTCTTTCTTCCAGACAGATTGAAAGGAGGGGAGAAGCATACATTGCTTTAAGATGTTGAAGAAGACTACCCCAAGCGACCAGGTATCGAACTTCTTCCAGTGCTTCTTGTAAAAGGCCACCCACTCAGCTTCCGTAGTGCCGATATAATTGCCAATGAGCGATAACTTAGACTTGACATAAAAGGTTGTTATACCCGTATATGGAAGTCCATTGCGAAATACTTCTCTATTCTCCAGAAGCTCATCAATACAATACTCAACGGATAAATCGTGGTAGATTCCATTCTGTATAGACAGCTCAGGCGGCTGAGTAGGAAAGTCAGAGGTGAATATGTAACTATGTCTGTGAATTATCTCCTTGTCAATATAGTCACTCTTGAATGCACTGCCGAAGTCAATTAAACGAAGGAAGCCGTTCTCTTCCAGTATATTCCCTGCGTGGATGTCAAAGTGACATATCCCTTGTTTGTGTAAGAGGGAAAGGGCAGTGAGCATATGCTTTAGAGACTCGACAAAGAGGAATGATTCTGTAATACGAAGATTTCTCAGCGATATCCCTCGGTAAGGAGATTCAAGTTCAACAAGATTACTATTGTTTGTCTTCTTGAATATCTTACAGTATTCCTCATACATGGGGCGGGCTTTCCTGAAGTTTGTTTCTGTACATCCAGTCTTCTCTTGTATTACGAAATAGTACTCCCACAGGGGTATGCTATTGATCAGCTTTGAAATGCTTAGTTCAATCTTGGCATCCTCCCTTTCCAGAACCTTTCTTACCTTTCTCTTATCGCCCTTACCCTTTGCCCGGTCTGACTTGCACGGGGGCGCATCCTCTTCATGATAGATACATCCATAGGAGCCTTCAGCCAAAGGTTTTTTACCCTGGCCTTTTGCCTCTTCGTCTAAGGCTGACATATCTACTAATGCAAACATTAGAAGCAATCCCGAATGTACGTGGATTCGTTCACACTACTCTTTTACATAACCCTATCACTTCTTGCCCTAGTTGCTTTCACCGAGGTATTCCTTCCTCGAGCAGTTACTGAGGGATTTTCTGTACTCCCTCGAACATCCTTCTGGAGTAGCTTTGCTGCCCCCCGCTCAGACGTTGGTCCTTCTGACGAAGATTCTCGCTATATTCGAGACCCTAGATACTTTAATAACTATGCCGACGTGAGCCGTCTGGGGGTCGCCTACGATTTCTGTCGTATGGTATCGAAGAAGGAGTCAGATGATCTCTTCTTTGCCTGTGCTCTTGCAGGGACGGAAAATCTAGAGTCCACTTCCTTTCGGACGGCTTCCGTGAAAAAGGGTTTCCGTATATCAAAGGACGATTATATGAATGATATAAACAATGATGGACGGGCAGATTATTGTCGTATCTTACTCGACAGAGACTCGACATATCAGCCCCTGTGTGTAAGGGCAACGGATACTGGATTTGACTCGAGAGACGTAGTAGACCCGAACCCGCCTCCTGAGGTTGCGCAACTCCTCTCCTTTTACGAGGGCTGTGAACTATGGCTGCGCTTTGCAAACTCTATGGAGGATAGCGTGGCTGCTGTGAATGTCCAGACGGCTGGGTCAATGACTATTGATGAGATGCCTGGCGGTGAGATTGGACTTACATTTAATGGGGCACAGTATCTTCGTATCTTTGATGGCGATGCACTCACCCTAGGCACTGGGGTTCCTCTGCGTGCCCTTCGTACCTGGATGGTTTGGGTGAGGTTTGAGGAGTTTACCAATAATGCGAAGATCTTCGACTTTGGCAATGGGGCTGGGAAGGATAATGTATTTCTTGGCATTCTTGGGAAGGGTGATTTTGGTCTCATGCAGTCTAACGAATCAACAGTTCCGACAGGACCATCGGGTCAACAGGAAGTTTCCGAGACCACTCCAAAGAATTTGATGGAAACAACCGATGCTAATGTGAATGATTTCGACTGCAAGGCTATTCAGGTATTTCCACGAAAGCTTGGGCCGAGTGTCGTCAGTCCTGACGAGTCGGTTCCTTCCGACAAGGCAACCCTCATTTATGAGGTATGGGATAAGACAAGCCGTAAGATGAGGATTACGGTTAACAATGTGATTCCACTGAAACAGTGGACGCACATTACTATAACAGCTGATTCGACGGATGCGTTTCGTCCGGCACTAAATGTATACATTAACGGTAAACTGGTGTATACTAAGCCCGATTCCTGCCTACCGTCTACAGGACTCATGACCAATTGTTACCTGGGCAGGAGCAATTGGAAGACAGCGACTCAGTACTCGAATAAGGATGAGCTGTTCAAGGGGAGCCTCTTCGACTTCCGTGCATACAGTATCCCTGTGAACGAAGACTTTGTACAGCAATCTCATAGCTGGGGTATGGGAAAACTTGGCATAACTGATAGTCAATAAAATCTCTCTCCCTTGTAGAAATGGCTAACAAGCGTACCACTAAGCGCAAGCTCTCTCCTGGTCTGAAGGCGTGGAATGAGAAGGTGATGAAGCACTTCAAGAAGGGCAGAAGCACCAGGGGCAAGAGCTACACGCTGAAGATGGCCATGCGTGACGCAAAGAAGGATAAGTAAGTTATGCCTCAGGCACCTCAGCTGCCTCCACGACGGCAACACGAGAAGCAGAACCTCTCGGTTTCGGAGTTACTTTGTTAAAGGAACTCCAATGCCATCCCGCCGTGATCTGCGGTACCGAGCACTGCTTCATTCGGCTGATATTCATCAGTGTGTCATTCACATACTTTCTGAGATTTATGAATGACTCTAGGCACACACGCACCCTCTCAGGAAGACTTGTATCCTCATCGTCGCCCACGTCACATAGTGCATTTAACAGGATGATGCTCGTGTTGACAAACATCTCCAGTACTGCACGAATAGCAGCATGCTTATTTCTCTTCATCTCCCTCTTTGCTAGCTCGGCTTTCATATCCTCCTTTGACACCTCCTTCATCAGATACCTTACTCCCAGGTCACCATTATCATTGACATTAAATCGGCCCTGATAGTTTGCTATACGCTGGTCCTGAATCTCGGACGCAATACGATGAATTGCTATGATGGTGCGCGACTGTTCAGAGTATGCAACACCTGTTCCATTGGATGAATTAGGCCTGAGGAGGCGATGGATCCTCGCACCTCCAGGAATCCCACCGCAGGGGACATCCCCAATGTTACGAGGAGCCACGCCATTCCCCTGCTTGCGGAGAAATTCGTAGTAATGGGGGTTATGGATTACCCCATTCACAATCTGCCCACTTGCCCAAGAGAATGCCGTGTGACAGTCAGGGCACCACATCTGGTCGCATCCATCGATTTTAGATATTCTCTGGCCACACTTCGGGCACCCCTTTGACTCCTTAATAATCAAGGCAACGGATTCCTTTTGACCAGGATCACATGTATGCTCGGCATCCTTCTCCTCTCCCTTCATGACGAGACAGTCAGGGCACGCCCACATCTGGCATGTTCCGCATTTATATGCAGTCGAAAGAAAACCACGACATTCGGATGATGGACACTTCATGATGAACTTGGCTCGCTCTACTGTCTTCGCCTCCCCTGGGGCTAGGGTCCAGGCTGGTGGATCACGCCCATCGGCCTCGGCCGTATAGCGGATAACCTGTGAACGGACGGTCGAATACTGTACGAATAGTTTCTTGCGTGCAAGTTCCAGCTTGTTGAGCTCCTCCGTGTACTGTGTCAGCGTTTCCATGTTTGCCCGCATCTTTAGAGTTGCCTCAACACGAGTCTGACGAGTAGGAAGAATGGCGAGCTCCCTCTCCATCAGAACATCCTCACGATGCTTCTTATACAGGCCGGTGCGAAATGACTTAGTGAAGTTAAGATCGAGAAAATCGTCATTCCACTCACGCCGACAGCTCATGCAATGCGGGTCGGTCGCAGAAGAAAGAAGATACTTTTTAACACAATGTACACAGGACTTATACTCACAGTATGGACAGCACAGTTGTTTACGTAACTGGACTGTAAATTCTGAACAGCATGTATCGCATATGTCTACCATAACCCTATAACAATATGGTGGCAGCCGTTTAGCCCCTTGGGTGAAGGCCCTTAGAAAAAATTGATGACGTCCACATGATCAATAGGGAGTCCTGATGTTTATTCTCATTGTCCTTGCCCTCGCCCTCGGTGTTACTGATGCCCAGTACACCCGATCCTTCCTTCGTGGACTGAAGAAGTACGAGAATCACTATAAGCTAAATCAGATTATCAATGGCGTAGTATCACATATAGAGAATAAGGTGTTAACGGCAGCTAAGGAGGGCAAGACGTATTATACCGAGCCCTTTTATGGGTGTGATATGTATGGCGATCCGTTTCTTCAGAAAAACTGTGATGTTATTACTGAGGAGGTAAAGCTCAAGGTGCAGAAGCTCTTCCCAGAGTGCGACCTTGCATATGATGCTCGAACTAATAGGTACATCCTTTCTTGGATGTGACGGCGTAGCCCTGAGAGAAAATCATTTCCTTAACCTCTCAAACACTCTTTAATCCAAGGAAGATTCTTATCAACAGCAAGCATGAATCTAAGGTCAGCAGCCTTCTGGATTTTTTCAGCATCAAGCTTTTTAGCAGCTAGTATAGCCATATCAGCACGCTTCAGGCGATTTGCATTATACTCAAGAACCCGCCGAACAAAGGCTACAGCATCCCCTTCCTTTAACATATCTTTGCATACGAAGAAGGCATCTCGTAAAGCATCTACAGATAGATAAGGTCGTTTGGTTGACCCTTGACGGATAAGCTTCTTTGACCCAAAGTTAAACTCGGCACTTAGCTCTGCTATATACTGATTTGCAAGTACCATTGGGTCTGATTTCCATTCTATAGGTTTCTGGCAGTTCACCTGATTGAAATAGGAAATTATCTCTGCCTCACTCTTCATATCCTTCTCGAGAACCACAACATTAAAGTCAGGCTCACAGAGATTCTCATAATGATCGCAGAGTACCTTGTGTCTGTGTTGACCGTCAATCACATATGACATCGTTACAGGGTTTTCTCCTGCATCTGTCTCTGTAATCATGGCAATCCTATAACTGAAATCTAGCTTCTGAACGTTGCCACGAATACCATCCTTTATCTTCTGTACATGTGAAGCATCAATGATGCGATTCCCTTTCCATATAGGAATCTTAGTCAATTCCTTCGCACCCATGATACGCAGGCGAGAACCATCATGGAGAGTCGAAAGCATGTGCGGGGACATCATTTAACCATGTGATATACATCAATTTTTCCTTGGCCCTCTACTTTCTCATGTCATCTCGCAGCGTGGCAACCTCCCCCCGTATCTCGGTAGCCTCTGTGCGCAGTGAGTTGATCTCTTCACGTATAGCCCTAGCCTCAGCACGCAGGGTCCTCACATCCCTGTGTAACTCTTGTACAGAATCTACAAGAACTGCTGTAAGATTAGCATATGCAATACTCTTCATGCCTTCATAGTCAGTATGTACAACTTCAGGGTAAACAGTCTCCATCTCCTGGGCGATAAATCCTATATGACGCCTTCCTGTTGTTTCGTCATTTCTTGTATATGAGACTGGTTTTATATTATCAATATTCGAAAGCGAATTAGACATTGGGGTAATATTCTTCTTATGACGGGAATCAGAGCTTAATGCAACACCTGTTACGAGTAAAGTCCCCGCCGCCGCATTGTAGCTAAGATTTGGCGACGAACTATAAAATGTGCCAGACGGATCACCAAAGACAATACCATTCGCTGCAACTCTTGTTTGTATAAGTCCAGCTGTAAGGGTATTTATATTAAGTGATTGTGCTGTGAAGGTTGATGCAGTTATAGAACGAATTGCCTTATGGTTTGTATCGGCTATATAGAGCGTTGATTCTGTATCTATACTTATTCCATTCGGTACGTTAAAGTTTGCTACTTGAAAATTACCAGTAGTAATTATGGTCCTATCGGGAATCGTAAGAGAATTTAGACCAGATACAGTAATAACTTGGTATAGTGAATTGGTATACTTTATTTTACGTAGAGTCATCGTACCTGAATCAACCACGTATACAGTATTTGTTGTATCAATGAGTAAACCGGCAGTATTTGAAAATCTTGCAATAGTTCCAATGCCATCGACTATTGTCGAAGATCTGGCTGCTGATCCAGCGATTGTGATTACATTGTAGTGAGTCAATTCAATCATACGTATTGCACTTGAATCAGATACGTAGAGATTCTCTTGTGCGGGATCTAAGGCGATAAAGCCTGGATTAATAAATTGTGCAACATTTGACGTTCCATCAACCCAGCCAGATACTCCAGTTCCTACGAGAGTTGTTACGCTCCCACTAGCACTAATTCTACGAATACAGAAATTTCCAGAGTCAGCAACGTATACCGTATTATCAGTTGCCACTGCGATTCCTTTCAGATTGTTAAATAATGCTCTGCTAGACGCTGCATTAGAAAACCCGACAGGCCCTCTACCAGCATACGCTTGGAAATTTGCAGTAATTGCAGTCGAGCTGAAGCTAATAACAGAGGAAAAAATCTGGGTTTCTGATGTAATATATAGGGTTGAATTCGCAGTATTAAATGCTATATTTGTGGGGTTTCGACATCCTGGGGGGATTGATCCAGCGATATCTCCCAGCATTGAATAGCCTAGTGTTTTGTTCACCGTATCAGTAAAAAATACGGTATTATTTGATGCTGTCCAGAGGACATCATATGGATAGATAATATCTGAATTGAGTACTGTTTGAATTGTTCCAGGAGTTAGGACGAAATTATTGTTTAATGCTGTGAGGGAATCATTGATGTCGATTGTACCTGATGGACCTGTTGCAGGGGGCCATGGGTAAGGGAGATATAAGGGAAATCCTACTGGACCTAAGGCACCCGTTGGTCCCTGAGCTCCAGCACTTCCTGGTATACCCTGTGCTCCATCGGCGCCACGGGGTCCTAAAAATCCCTGTGGGCCCGTATCTCCAGTTAACATTGATATGGGACCTCTAGGACCTGTTGAACCTGTTGGTCCAACAGGACCAACACTCCCTGTGACTGTTGACATTGGACCCTGTGGACCTCTTGAACCTGTAACGCCTGTGGGACCTGTAAACCCGGGTATTCCCTGTGGCCCCGCTATACCCGTGGGCCCTGTAATACCTGTTACACCTGTTTGTCCAGATGGCCCCGTAGGTCCCGTATACCCGGTAGGACCCGTTATGCCAGTTACGCTTGATGTCGGACCCTGTGGCCCCTGTGGGCCAGTATATCCGGATGGACCGGTTTGTCCGGTATAACCACCTGGAAAGCCGGTTGGACCGGTTAAATTTAACCATTTTGTTCCTCCAGTTCCATCGGTCACGAGAAACTGTAAAGGAGGGTATTTCGTATTTGAGGGTCCGAGGGCGAATATTTTTCGTAATGTAATTGTGTCAACATCAATAAATGGGATGTTTCTAGACATCTTCTATGGGTGTCTGCTTTTTTATATAGGGTTTCTTCGCACTTCTTTAGTGGCAGTTAGGTTAATCTACGTAAGGTGTTAAACGAGAATCAATAGACACAACAGATGACCCAGGGAGGAGGTTTATTACAATTAGTAGCAAATGGAAAACAGGATGTCTTTCTCACAGGGAATCCCCAGGTAACCTGGTTCAAGATGGTATATCGCAGATATACAAATTTCTCTATCGAATCATCCAGTATCCCCTTTGACACCCAACCTGACTTTGGTCGTCGTCTTACCTGCCTAATTCCTAAGAAAGGAGATCTTCTTGGCCCCCTTTGGCTAGAGATAACCCTACCGGCATTGAAGGATTCTGTAACTGGCCTCCCCTTATCCTACACAAATGCTATTGGCCATGCCCTCCTGCAAGAACTCACTTTCGAGATTGGTGAACAGGAAATTGATAAGCAGACGGGAGAATGGATGGAACTATGGTCTAACTATGTTGTTACGGCAGATAAGCTGGAAGCATGGAATTCTATGATTGGTAAGGTACAGGGTGCCAGTCAGGGTAATGCGTCTAGTCAAATGGTTGGATTATTTGGACCGATTACCCTGCAAGTTCCTCTCCGTTTCTGGTTTTGTAAAAGTCCGGGAATGTACCTTCCTCTTCTTGCTCTTCAATATCATCCTGTGAGGTTAAATATAAGCCTCCGTTCTCTCAATAAACTGTTTGTTAATGATACTCCTGCTGCGAACCCCTGTGACCAGACGGCAAGCCCTGTGAGTATTACTTCTTTACAGTTGTACGGAGAGTACATCCATCTGGACTTAGAAGAGAGGCGCCGGTTCGTATCAAATTCCCATGAATATTTAATTGAACAGGTGCAGTATACATCATCATATCCAATCGATACTAGTGCACAAACAATTCAGATCCCCATGGAATTTAATAATCCAATTCGTGAGTTATATTGGGTGATACAACGAGATGTGGCTGTGAATGCAAATCAACACTTTAACTATACGAATTTTTCCATTGGAGAAACGGCACCATCCTATGAGAATCTTATTACTACCGCACTCTTACGCATTGAGGGATATGATCGCTTTGATATACGAATGGCTGATTATTTCCGTCTAGCTCAGCCGTTTCAGTATCATACGGTGGTTCCTATTAATGATTTCGTTTATTCCTATTCCTTCTGTTTCCGACCAGAGGATGTTCAGCCGAGTGGTTCAATGAATGCGAGTAGGTTGAATACCATGACTCTACAGCTTGAACTAAATACCCTGGTTACACCAAGGAGGGGTACGGCAAATGCACGCATCTATGCCCTAAATCATAATATTCTGCGCATCGTGGATGGATTTGGTGGGATTTTATTTCGTGTATAATATCAATGGCGTCGAATGTTCGGCCAAATGAAGTGGGAGTAGCTGTACCACCTCTTGCACAGACACAAGCAAATCTTGCGCAGACACAAGCGAAAGCAGACCCACCTATTTATTCTAAACCAAGTATGCCGAATTCTTATTCACCAATGAAGGCCCCAGCCCTAATTCAGGAAGCAATCGCAGGATCGCATATCGATGTCTGGAAGACTCCTGTGTTCAGTAAATGGGGAATGTTCTTCTTCACTCTTATCTTTGGAAACTTCGGATTACATTATGTTATGTTACGTGCTCCGATACTTGCTGTACTATTTGTAATCGTGAATTCACTTACCTGGGGATACTGGTGGTATTATGATTTACTTCAACTCGCATTTACAAGTGTGGATGATTTAAATGTACATGGCATGGGTTCTCCGTTCCTGTTTCAATATGCTGTCGCAGTGGGGATGTGGACTGGGGGGTCTACGCCTGGACCGAAGGTTCAGAAGGGTGGAGAGTTTCAGGGAACAACTAGCCCCGCAGGGGCGACTACTCTTCCTAAGGAGAAGGAGACAGCTGATATACCATTAGCCGATAGAGTGTCTAATTTAGTGGAAAAACTATTATCAATGATCTTAGGTATTTTTTCAAAACCTCCAGAAAGAGAACCATTGACACTAAATGAAAATAAGGTAATTCAGAATCCGTTCACACATTCTCTATGGGTATTTTTGTTCCTGCTTTTTGCACCCATTGGACCAGTGTCCTCTGCAATCGCTGGAGATATGTGGAGCGCATTTTTACACTGTATTGATCCCCTAATGTTTCTCACATTCTTTATGAATGCAATACAAGCAATAGTAAATCCACTAGACTTGTTCATAGGGGGTGTATACAGACCCTTGTTTTACAGGATGTTAAATTTTGGATTTGAGATGAATGGTCAAAGTAACTTTTTACAAATGGCTAAGGTACCTGAAACAAGAGAAGTACCGAATTTGATACAAGCACCAGTTAATCTAGCTAAAGAAATTGGAGGAATTGGAGCCAAGGCTAGTGAGATGGTACCTGCAGCAGGATTAGGGGGTGCTGCTATGACAGCTGCTGGAAGCCTTGCGGCAACGGTAAAGGCAGGGGCAGCAGCAACTCAGGCAAGTGTAGGAACAATTGAGGCAGATGCTGAAAAGAAAAAGGCAGAAGCTGACCTCTTAAAGGCACAGGCAGAAGCTCTTAGAGCAAAGAATCCCTCTACATCGAATACACAACCTAGGGTTGTCCAGCGTGGTGGAGGGCCCCCCCATCAACCGACCGACTCTCTCTCCCTCGGCGTCATCGGTGCGGTTTTAGCAGGAGGATTACTCCTCGGTGTAAGTAGAAATGTCTTTCAAGGAAAAGATGACTCCCCTCCTAACACAAGAGGAGTTTGAGGCCCTCCGTGTCTCCCCCAAGCTCGCAGAGAAGCCTGCCCTCATTTACTTCACGGCGGCCTGGTGTGGCCCGTGCCGTGGATTTGATTGGGAGTCTATCGCTGCGTCTCTAACAGGTTACACCGTGTATAAATGTGACGTCGACCAAAACAATTACACTCCTGGCTACTGTGGTGTGCGCAGTATTCCCAACTTTGTTGTCCTGAAGCCTGGTGCCGTAGTCGGCCCTAATCAGACGTCAACTCCTAGCAAGCTTCTTGAATGGTTAAAGGAATCGGCGTAGAAGAATAGATGGATGTTATAGTCGTGGGTGCAGGCCTAGCAGGCCTACACTGCGCCTTACGTATTTCTGAGAAGTATCCTCATCAAAAAATTATGATCCTTGATTCCTATTCCAAACCAGGTGGGCGGGTTGATACTATACATAACGGCTCTCTGCACTGGGAGGCAGGGGCAGGGCGTATACCCAATTCACATAAGATGATTTCTTCTTACTGTAACAAGTACGGGCTGTCTCGCTTTCCTATTTCCTCCGACTCGTCCTACTTAGATGGTGTTGAACTAAAGGAAAATGTCTGGAACCTTATTACATCTTCGATCAAAGATCTAATTTCTAAGACACCGAAGGCAACCCTAGGTCATTACACCATGTATGAGATCCTGACGAAACTCTACTCTCCCTCAGTTGTCGACGAGCTCATTTCCTATTTTCCCTATCGGTCTGAATTGACGACACTCAGGGCAGACCGTGCCTTCCCTAGAGAATTCTCCGCAGCTGAATCCTTTTACGGAATCAAAGAGGGCTTATCTGCAATTATAGATGGTATGGTGGGTGAGCTGGCTGCCAGGGGGATCAAGGTCCAGACAGACTGTCGTGTTACAGGGTTCGGTACACTTGATCTCTTTCCCATGAACCTTCATTGCGTGACCCCCCATGGCATCAAGACATTTACGGGGAAAAAGATAATCTTTGCTGTACATTCGAATGCTCTCAAGAAGATTCGTCCCTTCTCCACCTACCCCATCCTGAAACATCTGAAGATGACTCCTCTTCTTCGCATTTACTCGGTTTTTCCCAAGAAGGATGGGCACATTTGGTTCGAAGATATGCCTCGCATCGTTACCCGGGCACCTCTTAGACACATTATTCCCGTAAATTCAGCAAAAGGGGTTATCATGACATCATACACGGATGCAGATGATACAACCTTTTGGCACAATAAGTCTAAGGCCCATCTTGCAACGGCTCTTCTCGACCAGCTACGTAAATCATTCCCTATGAAGACTATACCCAACCCCCTCTATACGAAATCCTACTACTGGGCTGATGGATGCACGTACTGGACTCCTGGTTCCTATGATCCTGCTAAGGAATCTGTTAGCATAATGAGACCCTTTCCTGTACGTCTCCCCGATGTGTATGTGTGTGGAGAGAGTTTCAGCATGAAGCAGGCGTGGATGGAAGGGGCCTTGGAACATGCGGAGGCGATGTTACAGAAGTTTTTCTTTCGATGATCTATTGAGAATAGCATGAGCCTCGGCCTGTATATCTTTCATATATTCGTCGTCTTTCCTCTTCTCTTTTACGTTGCCTTCTTTAGGGGCCTAGTGCCTCTGTGGGTTTACCATGGACTAACAGTTTTGGGCCTAGTTATCATCGTCTATCATATGTATAAGGCGGTTATTCGGTGGAAGGAGAAGTCGCCCTCTCTGTGGGTGAATATCATGCACATTATCTTCGTGGGGCCACTTCTCGTGTACATAGGAAAAAACGACTACAATACACCGAAGTGGGCCTTTGAGGTACTCTCACTTGCGGCGTTTGCGGCGCTAGGCTACAATGTGTATCAACTCATTATCGACGTAACTAAGATGAGGACTATACGCCCCGAGGAGGTTTATGATAAGGAGGCTAGCTCTTCTGCCTCTGTAGCGAAGGGCAAGGGCTCAGTCTGAGTCGGGCCCAGTCCCAGACCCCGACGAACCTCCTCATTCGCCAGAACCTCGGGAGGCAGGCAGTTGACCACGTGATACACGAAGGCCGGCTTACTCTTGAAATCAGCTCCACAACACGTGCAGAGAATCTGCCCGTTTTGCGTTGTTCCCAAAACGTTGTTCACCTCGTCGGTCAAGTGCTTCAGTAAGTAATGGCTACGAAGCTGCCCCCGAGTATTTGCAGCGTAGGGGCAGTCAGAGGGGCAGATAAACTCCTTTTGCTTCTTCTCTGAGTGCTCAGGGTGTCTAGACAGAATATGACTGTCTAGATTCTGCTTGACAGCAGACTCGTAGGGGCAGTGCTTGCACTTGTGCTTGAAGGTCCCTGAGTGCTTTGCCTTGATGTGCTCATGAACGGAAGAGATGTTTTTGATAGGACGGACATAGTCACAGTGCGGGCACTGGACAGTGTCGGCGGTGCGGATGTAGGTGAAACGGGCCTTAGCCTCGGGTTTGGCGTCCATTGATGGGACTGCCGATGGGCGCCCGCGGGCCTTCAATTTTTTCTGATCCCCTCGTCCCACAGGCTCGAAGTCTTCGGCTTAGAAAAAATGAATCTATTGCCATACCCTACTTGAAGTCCCACGGAAGCAAAATGCAATGGATCTCAGGTACTTTGGAACTGACATCTAAGGTCCGTTATGGATTGAGTAGCCATGGTCACCCCCTTTTCCGCTTTATTCCCTATGACAGACGCTGGGCACCCTTCGCCGTAGCCTCCTCTATGCGTGACTTTAGCACGAATATTCATGCAATAATTGAACCAATTCAAACCAAGAGTCTAAGTCCGATGCCAAAGGGGTCCATTGTCCAGCTCCTTGGGCAACCTAGTGAGCATTCAGAGAAGGCGATGCTTCTCATGAGCTATGCATATGACAGTAATAAGGAGTTGAGAAAGATTATCCCATCTGGAGTCACTTCGTTCAGGCCCGACGACAGGGAAACTGTTGAGGGCTTTACCTTCCATATTGATCCTCCAGGGTGTATGGATGTGGATGATGCCTTTACGTTTCAGAAGACAGCTAGCGGCTGGAAGGTCTATATCCACATCTCAGACGTGGATGCATGGATTCCTGCGGCCTCTGCAACCGATGAAGTTGCGAAGCGCCGAGCAACCACCTTTTACTCTCTCGATGGAAAGGCCCTGGCCCCTATGTTTCCCCCAGCCATCTCTGAGCAATCGGCAACACTTCTCCCATCTAACACAAGTCTAAAGCCCGCTCTCTCTCTCACCTTTACGTGGACTGAGGGGCGTATTGAGGATCTTCGTTGGGCGAAGACTCTGATTCGCTGTGACCGGTCCTTCACCTACGACGAGGCCAGTGAGCTCGTGGACACCATTCCTGAGCTGGCCGCTCTCCGTGATCTATCAACCCATCTCAGTTCTGAAGAGGCAGACATCCATACAGATGCTCACCTCTGGGTACAGTCCCTCATGATTCTCTATAACACACGTGCTGGCGTCCTCTTGAGAGAGAAGGGCAAGGGGATTCTGAGGAGACACTCGGCAAAGAAGAAGGAGCTTCTTACTAAGGTAAATCAGACAGGTTTCTCCTTCATGGGAATGTATGCAGCAGAGTATGTCGATGCAAGAGATGAAGATGTTGCTCATGCCGGCCTTGACAAGGAGGCATATGCCTACGCCACCTCTCCTATTCGTAGATACTGCGACTTGGTGAATCAGAGATACATTAAGGATATTATCAGTCCTGCAGACCCCCCTTTTACGGTTGAGATTGCCCCACTGGTCGCCGAGTTGAACAGGAGGCAGAAGCAGGAGAAGGCCTTTACTCGTGACTTATTCTTCATGGAGGTTCTCTCTAGTTCAGTCAAAGAGGTTGAGGGGGTGGCTGTCTCTGAGAAGAGGGTCTGGATTCCCGAGTGGAAGAGATGTATTAGTATCAAGTCGAAGGTAAACGAGGGTGAGAAGTACAAGATCACCTGGTATGAGAACAGGGGTTTACCACACTGGAAGGAGCGTATTGTATTTCGAGCTGATTCTTTCAGCCGAGTAAATTCTAGTCCCCTATAAATGCGACTGGAAGTTGTAGGATTATCTCTACTGATTATTCTCTGGTGGGTAGGCATTTGGGGATGTATAGAAAGCTTAATTCATGGATTTGCGAAGAATCCAGCACAGGCCTTCTGTGTGTATTTTTCCTTGGCAGCCCTTGCCTTGGCGATTTTTGCATGCAATCCAGGCATATTTAACAAACTCATCGTATAAAAAGTTGATTAGACGGGCTTCACACATATTAGTCCGACCCCAAATGTCTCTTCTGCGTATCGTTACCGATGACGAGCCTCTTCCCACCCCTCCCCTAACCCCCGCCCTGGTGACGAAGTACCAGCCCGATCGGTTCCAACAGTTCGCTATCCAGGCGATCGAGAAGGGCGAGAATGTCCTTGTTACAGCTAAGACAGGGTCGGGTAAGACCTTTGTAGGTGAGTACCAGATTGCCAAGAGTCTCCAGCGGGGTGGACGAGTGTTTTACACCACTCCCATTAAGTCTCTGAGTAATCAGAAATACCACGACCTCAAGCACATGTTCCCAGATGTAACCGTAGGCATCATGACAGGTGACATCAAGTTCATTCCGAACGCCCAGATTGTTATCATGACCACCGAGATTCTGCGTAACCTGCTCTTCAAGAAGGGCTCTCTCACAGAGTCAGTTGGCACATCATCTCTCCTGAGTATGGACGGTCTGGATTCAGTGATCTTCGACGAGGTTCACTATATTAATGATAAGGATAGGGGGCATGTGTGGGAGGAGACGCTCATCCTACTCCCACCCACAGTTCACCTCATTCTTCTCTCTGCCACCCTATCGAGTCCCCAGATCTTTGCAAACTGGCTAGCCAATCTCAAACAGCAGCCTCTCTGGCTCATCAGTACCCAATGGCGTGCAGTTCCTCTTGAGCATGCTGTGATTTCGGATGGGAAGCCCCTCACCATTTATACGCCAAAGGAGGAGTTTCTGCCCGATGTCTACCGGGCGTGGCTGGCTGAGCGCAAGGGGGATCTGACGGCCAAGGACAAGTTCATCGAGAAGGTGAAGAATGAGCGGCGGGCGGGAACAGAGGGGGCTATCTCGGGCAAGGTGCACATTAAGAGCTTCGACCATACCCTTCATGAGACCCTAGCCTGGCTGCAGACCCATAATGGTCTGCCGGCCCTCGCCTTTGTCTTCTCACGAGCCAAGTGCGAGTCACTGGCTGCTCGAGTCCCCCACACTTTCCTTGATTCTTCGGATTCGGCAGCAGTTGCACACATCTGGGATTTCCACCTGTCGAGGTACAAGTCTCTGCTGGAGAAGAGCCCACAGATGCATACCCTCCGTGCTCTCGCCCTTCGTGGCATTGCCTTCCATCATAGCGGTCTTCTTCCGTTCCTAAAGGAGATTCTGGAAATCCTCTTTAGCAAGGGATATGTGAAGCTTCTGTTCGCCACAGAGACATTTGCAGTTGGCATTAATATGCCGACGAAGACTGTCATCTTCACGTCGCTGCAGAAGTTCACTGACGCCGCCTTTCGTCCTCTCCTCTCCTCAGAGTACATTCAGATGGCTGGGAGGGCCGGGCGTCGTGGGAAGGATGACAAGGGGCTTGTGCTCTATATTCCTGACAAGGAGCCGCTTGACGTGTTCCAGGTTCAGTCGATGCTGACTGGGCGGGCGAGTAGTTTCCAGTCTAGGATGCAGTTCGAGTATGGCTTCCTCTTGAAGGCTCTCAATGGGTCCGTGCCCGTGAATACGATGCTAGGCGATTCGTACTGGAGGGCATTAGAGCAGGAGGAGGAACGAGTCATGGAGAAGGATATTTCTGAACTCCAGAAGAAGCTGGATTCTCTACAATTCTCGGAAGAGGAGCTATCTGTGTGCTCTGTGAAGCGATGCTTTGAGGAGACCATCGCAAACAGTCACAACGCAAAAAAGAAGCAAGCCATGCGAGAGTATGAGAACTGGAAGCAGGATCATAAGGAATCGATTTGGGGTTGGATCTTTGAGAAGCATCGAGAGTATGTTCAGATTGATGAGAAGAGAAAGGCTTTGTGTGGCTCGTTGAATGGGAGGAGAAGCCAGGAGCCTTCTTTGATGGCTTTACCAGAGGTCGGTCAACGCTTTCGGATTCTCGAGGAATTTCAATACGTAGATCGTAAGGACGGTGCATATTCTCTGACTGACAGAGGTCGTCTGTCTTCAGAGTGTAACGAGGGTCATCCATTCTTACTAACAGAGTATATGCTCTTCTTAAATGAACATCTGGAGGGTTGTAGCATCCACGATGTTCTGACGGTTCTATCGCTCTTCCTGGGAGAGGTCAAGGATGAGACAACGAGGGCATCAGTTGAGGGGGCAGTGGCTGAGCACATCGACTTTATTCGTGAGAAGGCGAAGAAAGGCTATGAGCTGGAGAGGAGTCATGGGATTATGTATAATGGGTATTGGGAGTTAAATGAGGAGTGGGTTGAGCCGATGCAGATTTGGATCACGGGCGAGCACAGCTTAGCCAGCCTCGCCCATACATATGGACTGTTTGAGGGGGCTGTACAGAAGGCCATCTTGAAGCTGGCGGCAATTCTGGAGGAGCTACAGGC